GGAGGAACCAATGGTAGGCGTCCTAATATGCTTTCGACTCGTTTGAACATTAGAGCCGACACACTAGGGAGTAAGGCTGCGGTAGCGTTAGCCACCTTAGCCCAACCAACCAACTCAGTTGCATTTGATAACTTAATGGGTACACGTTTCTTCAACCTAACTGGCGTAATATTAACACCTAGAAAAGCATCAGTCCCGCATGATTCACGAAAAGGACCTCGTAGAAAGGACTTCTCTCTATTAAAGAGGAGCCCTACAGATTCTAGTTGGTACATGACTGTCTCGGCATACTTGGCCGGGATAATTATGTCGTCGCCGTACACGTATGTGCACGACTTCGCCTTCCCAAACGTCAAACCACAGTGTTGCTGCAACGCAGTTACTGTTAAGAGCCAAAAAACAAGTGACTCTAACGGAAAGCATACTGCGGAACCCATGCCACAGAACATTGAAAGTTTGTGGCAGAGTGGTAAAACATTCTTCGAACTCACCGGCAGCTCTATGTAAGCATAGGAACTACGCGATGCATTGAGAGGCCCGAAGATGTGCTCTGGGAGAAGAGCATGGACGAGAGGATAACCATTACGGTTAGATGCCTCTTTCATATCAAGGGTAGCCCACTCTCCAGTGGAACTCCCTTCCATAGCTAACCTACCATTGATCGATTGATCGGTAAAGTTAATATGGTACGACGTCCATTTGTGCCTTTGCAAGTAAGTCATAATAAGACTTGCTTGACCTTGCTGAACCCACATTTTTTCTGCGGGCTCAGCGAAGATCGGCCTACCGCCATCACTGTTTTTAGGAACAATGATGCCCCTTACTTGGTTAAGTCCAAGCTCAGGGGTAACAAGCGATTTTTTGTCTAGGCCTCGGGTTGTACGACGCGTTCCCATAGGGAAATCGCGCAGTTTGTACGTTCCCGGCATAGTGCACACTTCATGTATCTTATCTGACGCATGAAGCTGACGAGCCGAAGGATAAGTATACTCCCCTTGGGGATAATACCGTTCCAGAGATTCGTCAAACCGCCTAAAAAGAAACTTCTCATTAGGTAAGGTTCCTCCCAAGTTTACTGCTCCAGGGCCATGTTTTGGAAAAATGGCCTTCAAGTCGAGGTCTCGTAAGAGATCCTCGGCTAGTAATGAAGCAATATGCAGCAACATGCCCGCATCGGTATTCATACCGTACCCCTCTGTCGAATAGGACTTCGGGATATCTCGATCGGTCCGAATTACTTGCAAAAGTTTCTCTTTGTCTTGCCGCCAAGAATGGGGCAATTCATATTTATAGAGAAACTGGGTAATCTGTCGAATTCCCCATGCAGCAACATAGCATGGATCCGGCAGAAGCAAGCCTGTCTTTTTATCAAAGAGCAGTTCGGTTAAACCTTGGAGAAATTCAGGGAGCACCATGCAACCTCTTGTGTGAAAATAAGAGTGCATCTGGAACTGACCTGTTTGGTAAGCTGAAGTAATATGCTTACCAAAAGCGGGTAAAATCTTTGTCATGAAGGAGAGTCCCTCACAACGAGTGCGGCGAATTAATGTTTCAATGTCGCGACTCAGATCTACATCGACCAAGTCAGCAACATCTGTGAATACAGCAATTTGGAGATCCATCAGCAGTCCTAATTCATCATCAGAGACCGCCTTGTGGTTAGGCTTTTCATTCGCCCTGGCCATAAGCTGGTTTCGAGATCCCCCTACCATGGGTTGAGCTTAAAGCTCGCCGTTAACAACGCTGGCTGCAACGCCAGCAGTACTGGTCCACGTATCGAGAGCATCTGAAAGATACTCGGTTTGTACTTCACCACCTGCATCATTGAGTTCATGTTGAAGAACTTTATGACACTTACGCACATGCGTAACGCCTGTAGTGGGATCAGTATATCGATCCTCTACAGAGACAAGGTGTCGTCCAGTGTTACTTTTGGAATAATCGTGAGAAATTTTCATATAACTCACTCCATCGGTAATATCGGCCTTCAGGTCGATAGCTTTTTGGCCACTAGGCGTCGAGGTGGACGGAACCGCAGCTAACTTATAGCTGCGGGGAACAGAGTTAACGGTTAGAGTGATAGCATCAAATTGACCCATGAATAGGTACCTCCAAATAAAGAGTTAAAAATTGTGCGAAATTCAGAGCTACACGCGCAAGTTCGCACTAACTAACGCGGCTCCTAAAGAGACTGCCATAAAGCTTGGCGGTTTCACCCACCAGGAAAGCTGTTCTAGAGCATCTTCCCCTGTCCATCGGACGAATCGCTTAATATCAAGCTGATCGGCTATGCCGTTATCAGAGTGACACCAAGGCGATATAAGGCGAGTTGACTCAAACTCTTTCAGTACCAAACAGAAATCTAAGATCTCCACCTGGACGTCGTTAGCATCAAGACTAACCAACCCACCTCCTTTGAGCAGATTATCGGTATTTAAAAACAAGTAGAGAACAAAGCTAAAAGGAACCAAGTTCCAAAAGCTCTCGACAGTGGGCGCTACCCCAATGGCGGTGAGGAATTGTTCGATACTGTCAAGAGGACCCCAAAGGGTCTTTGGCATAACGTATCTATACTTTATCGTCGCGCTTAGCTTATGCTTTACCTTGCCTTCAATTGAAGGTTCAAAGCAAGCACCAACGGCGCAGTGTCCCGGCCACTTCAGATTATCTGAAGTTTCCGAAATATCGAAATAGTACTCTGGGATAGATGTAGTAAGATCATGCACCTTTCCCAGTCCCTCCTCGACAGCTTTAACCCTGTCGCGCCAGTCAAACAGCGTTGCTATGATTTTTACCAAATCTGTCACAAGTGGTTTCAGAGCAAAGTGATACATCAAATACTCTGAGCCACCTCGGTTAGCCATATATTTGAGGGGTTTATCCGAATTACGGACACCCTTTAAGAGAACATCGACAAGTGTCGATGCCCTCACAACTCTATGGCTTAACTTCAGAAGCTTACCCAGTCGGACCAAAGTAGCGTCCCACACAGATTTGACGTCTTTCAGTTCAGCTAGAAAGACAAATAGATCATAGTCTGGTCTAATTGTTGGTAATTTTCCCTCCAGTTTGCCTAGCAACCTGGATTTAGCCTCCACGGGGAGACCTCGGGTCTCAACGCTAAAAGAACCTCGAGTAGATAAATTCGAGGATAGCGTAGAATCATAACGACCCCAGGCCCCGTCACCAGTTCGATGTCTATCGGACCAGCACGAGGGGGATACACCACTAGATGGAACGGCATACTGAGTATATTCTGCCTTCACATGAAGGCACGGCCGATAAGGCCAGACTCCTATGCCATATTCCGCCCGTTGATCATACATAACGGAGCCAGTAGCGCACCCAACATAGTTCACTTCGGGTCCTTTAAGCAAACTGCCATCTGAGTTTTTAACCCAGTTGTGCGTAGCTGTACCCATCCCGAACAATGTCGAGAATTCCGGACGTCCACGCTGACGATTCACCCCTTTCACAACTTCTTGGTCATCAATGATTGCATGTTCCATAATGTAATCGGGGGACCCAACCATGGGTGGGAGCGATG